GCCTGTTGTGCTTGAGTTAAAAGTGGACTTGCTGCTCGTGCCAATTTTTCTTGCTCTGCAAGAGCCTCGGTAGTCGCAACCGATGGGCTTACATAAGTTTGACCAGGATAGAACTCTGGTTGCGTACCTGTAAGAAATAGACTCTGCGCCCTCTCTAAACCTTGGGTAAGGTAGGGCAATAATGCTGGATCTACTGACGAGGTTTGTGTAGTTGTTGCCATAGTTTTATCCTACGATGATGTATTTATAAGTTTTGCTTGCTGTGTTATTAGAAAAATGCGTAAGTGTTGCGCTTCCATTCGTTTGTGCGCTGACATAAACATTGTCCATTGCATTAGGAGCTACATATTGCATTGTTGTTATAAGAGATGCAGTAGATGGCTTTGTAGGGCTTGATCCTGCTGCATAAAATTGTAGAGAAACTGCTGTGCTATCTGCTGACCAATACAACTCTATGTAATCGTTTACAGCCAACTCTATAAAGAAATTCCATCCAGCAATAGTATGACCATCAACAGCACCATGCTTACTGGGTACTGCAACAAGTCCATTTGATGCAACTACATTTGTACCATTTTTTCTTAACCAAACATAAACATTATGATCTGCACTATCTGTATTCTCAAACTGTCCAGACCATTGAAAATTGTATATACCAGCATTTCTAACATTCATTCTAGAGCTATTAGATAAATAGACTCCGTTTGTATAGTCTGTTGTGTCTAGTGTCATTGCATTAGCAGTAGTAGTGCTTGCAATAGTTTGGTCTACTAGACTTTGAAAAGCTCCATAAGGTGCAGTATCAGCAAAAGCAGCAGCCGAACTAGGAGCTAACAAAATTATAGAATCTATACCAATACGAGCATCTGTAATGGTTGTCGTTGTTACATTTCCTGTCGCTAGAGTTACCGACCCTGTATTGTTGGTCTTGCCGTTCATAATCCCATTGACTACTTCGGCAACACCCCTTTGGTCTGATCCAAACGGAGGTAAAACTCGAAACATTATCTAGTTCCCAATTGGTTTAACTCAACATCTACACCAACTACAGAAGTCCAACTACCTGTAGGTGTTAATTGTAGACGATGATACCTTCCAACACCACGCACAGAGACTCTATTTTCTGCATCTGCTGCTGTTTGTGTACCAAATACTGTGGACTCTGTTAAAAGTCTGCGAGATAGCAAAGCCACGCTACCAGAGCCATTTTCTACAGTAGGTTTTACTAATGTAATTGATGAGGTTGTGCCTGGTGTTTCGATATCGCCTGTTTCTAAAAACGCTGTTGCATTAGCACCTGTAAATGTAACAATCTTTGCTGCATTTACACCAGCTAACTGTAACTTGCCACCTAACCAAAGTCTGCTGTCAAATGAGGTTGTAATTGTGTCTACATTTCCATAGACATCTAAGCCTTCTAATGTAACCGCAGGGGTAGATGTAGATGCAATTCTATCTGCTGTAGTTGTTCCGCTAGTCCAACGCTGAGTTTGATAGTTGTAGATTAAAAGACTGTCTACAGTAGCAGAGCTATTGGATGCGTATGCCCAAATAATTAACTTCTTAGTTGGGTCTACCGCAGCAGACATAAGGTATAAAGTACCTTCATCTACATTATCAAAAAAGAACCTGTTTACTTTCTCGTTACCTATTGGAACTACATTTTGTCCATCGCAGGCATAAAAACCATCATCGCCTAAGAAGAATGTAGTACCGCCATACTGTATAACTGTGTTTGCCTCATAGCACCCTAAGTTTCTACTAATGTTGTCAAACTGAAACACTAAAGGGCTGCCAACATATACCATGCGATGTATAGAACGATCCATTAATATAAGACCATACTCACCGCCTGTAACACCGACTACAGAACCTCCGTCTGGAATATCCTGAAAGTCTGCTTGAGTTGTTGCTGATGCTGTCCAAGAGGACTCGTCTCCCAATGCTGACCATTGAACTCTGTTTGGATAACTAGATTGATAGCCTGATACTACAAAGTCTCTTACTACTGTTACATATCTGGCTTCTGGTGCGTCTGCTGCAAGGTTTGCAAACAAAGAAGAACTGTTTAAGTTAAATCCCTGTAATTTATCAAAACCATTAGCTGCAACAATTACATTACCAAATTGGGTGAATCTAAAACGCTGATCTGTAGGAGTTGTATAGTTTCCTGATTTAGACACATTGTCTAAAGACAAATCGCCAGAATCTAACTTAAATAACTTTGTAGAGCCACCAGCAAATACAGTTGTAGCTCCTGCCGTTGTTTTGCCTGCAACAACATTGTTTAGGTTTTCAGATGCAGATGCCGAGTAATCTACTACTGTAGGCAAAGCACCATAGCCTACCATTTTAGAGTAAACATTCTCTGCTCTCCTGAGACCATTGGTGATGCTTGGTTGGTCAGGAGTCCACTCTCCGAATGTGATTCGACTTATTGCCATGTAGAAGTTCCAATATTCTTATCTGTCCAAGTGCTTGAGTCTATGCTTGTTGGTGTCCATGTTGCAGAACCAATAGTTTCTAATGTCCATGTACCTGTACCGCCAGTTGCTAAAGTATAGGTTGCTGAACCAATGTTTTCTTCTGTCCACTCATCACCTAATACATTGCCACTTGCTACTACTGTTCCATTTGCTACGATAACACCGCTTGCAGAGTAAATGGCTTGTGCTTGTGCATCTACATTAGCATTAGCAATAATGATGCCTTCACCAGCATACTGTGCATTGCCATTACCTGTTACTGTGGCTGTTCCTGCTATTTCTGCAACAGATGTTCTAACTCGAATAGCATCACACTCTGCACTTGCATTGCCTGTAATTGTCGCATCACCTGTTCTAACTCTAATGCCTATACTTACCACACTTGCTTCTACAGTAATACTAGCAGATGCTGATCCTGAAACTACATTTCCTGTCGCATCAACTGTTGCAGTTGCATTGATTAACCCTTCTCCGACAAATACCCCAATTGCTTCTGCACTAACTGTAGCATCAGCAGTAATGCTTGCTGCTCCGTCTCTAATGGCAGAACCATCAGCGACTATTGTTGCATCTGCTGTTATATCTGCATTAGCATTTCTTGTTCTTTGTCCTGCTGCAACAACAGAAGCATCTGCTGTAACAAGTGCCTCACCTGTGCGTTGACGAACACCATCCGCAATAACTGTGGCATCTGCTGCAATAGATGCAGAGGGGAACTTAACGCACAGCGTATTCCATACAGGATCATCAAACGATATGGTAAATGTATCTAAATTACCAAGATTATCAAGATCGTCAAGAGTCCAATTACCGCATACTTCGTCTGTTTCCCAAGTATGGTCAAACGAATATGGAACTTGCTCTAAAGTCCCGAACTGATCTAACTGTTCGAGAGTTAATGGCATTAGGCTAGGGTAACTGAAAGGCTACCAGATGCAATCTTAAAGATGTCTCCTGTATCAATTGCCTTGGATGTCGTAAGTGGTGTGTGATACAAAAGGTTGCCCGATGTTGACGCATCCAAGATACCAATATGGGTAATTGTTCCCCAAGAAGTTGTAGCCTGGTCAAAGGTAATGTCTGCTGTAGTTACCGATGCACCATTGCTAGGTGCGCCAAAGGTAGCAGATTTACGAGCATATGATGTACCAGTACATTCTGTGCCTGTATTAGCGTCTGTTGGGTCGGTTGTGTAGAGACCAACATAGACTGTTGCAACAGAGGTATAACTTGTATTTCTTAGAGTTGCATTTACTAATGCGTTCTCTAGGTAGTTTGACATTTCAGCCATGTTGAATCCTTATCGTGAGGTTACTTTCATTACTAATGGAACACCAGAGAACTCTGAATTAGAATCAGAAGTTGATATGTTTGTAGTTGCTCGGTCATACAATGATGTCCAAGTTTGCGCCCTAGCATCATTAATTAAATATGGTTCAGCTTCTAAAAGAGAAGCATATAAAAGGGCATCATAATAATTAGCCAAGAACACATTGGAACTAACTGAAGCAGATAAAGGTGTAGGTTTAGCATAGTACAGAATCTCCAATACATAAGCAGTATCAGGAATTGGTGCAAACAAAAACTCGGCAGCTAATATTGTGTAATCCGATGGCTTGCCATTCTCGTCTGCCCTTGCATCTCTAG